CCGAACACCCGGGACCGTACTCGACCAGCGTTCGACCCTACGTCAGGGAGCCGCTTGAATGTTGGAAGGACTCCGGGGTCGTTGAAATGACGCTGTGCTGGGGATCTCAGACCAGCAAAACCACCACCCTAATGGCTGGCCTTGCGTGGTTGATCGACAACGAGCCAAGCCCGGCGTTGTGGTTGATGCCCACCGAAGGCCTTGCCCGGTCGTTTTCCAAAAGTCGATGGATGCCGATGCTCGAAGACTGCCCGGCCATGGTCGCGCATTTTCCGAGCGACAAGGACAAACTCACCCATCTCGAACAGCATTTTGACCGCTCGACGCTAACTTTTGTGGGCAGCAACAGCCCGGCCAACCTAGCCTCACGACCCGTCCGGGTGCTGGTTGCTGACGAGGTTGACAAGTTCGCCCAAGCCTCAGACCGGGAAGCCGACGCGCTTGACCTAGCCGAGCAAAGACTCAAGGCATTCTCATCCTCCAAGCTGTTCCTGACCTCGACCCCGACAACCACCGAGGGCCGAATCTGGCAGCGGTTCCTTCGAGGCGACCAGCGCCGGTATTACCTGCCCTGCCCAAATTGCAAGGCCCTCATCCGGCTGGAGTGGAAGCAGGTCAAGTGGGACGAGAGCGCCAAACTGGAGGACGGCAAATGGGACTTCGGCCGGGTCCGTGGATCCGCCCGCTACGAGTGTCAACTTTGCAAGGGGGCCATCACCGACTCCCAAAAGGTCGCCAGCCTTCGACACGGACAATGGATTCCCGAAAACAAGGGTTCGTTGCCCGGGGTCCGATCTTACCATCTGTCGAGCCTTTACAGCCCGGATCGCAAATGTACATGGGGGCATCTGGCGGTCCAGTTCTTGGAGGCCCAGGAATCCCTTATCGGGCTTCAAGGCTTCATCAACGGCAATTTGAGCGAACCATGGGAAAACCAAGCCGCGCCCCGACAACGCGAGGAATTGATTGTCGCCGGGACCGAAGGCGTTCCCGAAAAGGCGATCAAGTTTCTGACCGTAGACTGTCAGGCTTCCAGCCCGCACTTCTGGTTTGTCGTCCGTGCATGGAACGAGGACGGGTCATCCCGAGCCATTGACGCGGGGCCGCTGGACACTTGGCACGACGTGAGGGAAAAGCAGGGCCAGCACGGGGTGCAGGACGTCCACGTCATCATCGACTCAGGCTACGATGCTCCCAGCGTTTACTCAGAATGCCTCCGGTGGGGACGATTCTTCCCGAGGACCGGCCGGGTGCCTCTGTGGGTCGGATGGATGCCGGCAAAAGGAATGCCAAGGAAAGGCTGGCGCAACCCAAAGACCGGGGTGGAGGATCCATTCTTCCTCCGAGGCATTGACCCTCGGGTCGGTGACAACGCTGGCCGGCAGGGACGTCTTGAACTCAAACTGCTGGAGTTTGGCACCGACGTGACCAAGGACATTCTCGAACGCCTCCGCAAGGGCAAGACGGCCACCCGGTGGGAGGTCGCCGATAACGTAGCCTCGCCGGAATACTGGAGGCACCTTGACTGCGAGCAAAAGGTCGCCCGCCTTTCCAGCGCCACCGGCCGAACAACGTGGACGTGGTTGTCTCGTTCCTCAAAATGGCCGAATCACTTGGCCGACTGCGAAGTCATGCAAGTTGCCGGTGCAATTTTCCACAACCGCCTCCGCATGACCAACTCCGATGCAAACTGACCTCCTCACGACGAAGGAAATCGCCGCCATGCTCAAGCGGGCTCCGTCCTACGTCTACGCCATGAAAGCCCGAGGGTTCCCAATGCCGGGGGGCCGGGCGCGACTCACTGAGGCGTTGGCGTGGCTAACAAAACATCCGCAACCGCGGGCCGAACGCCGTCACGGGCGGAAATGAGCGAGGACGGTTCAAACCACCCATAGCGTCAACGCTCTGTTCTTGCGGACCTTCAATCGTGGCAGTTTCTTCTGTATTCGCCCGCGGTCTCTTGCGTCACGTCTACTCGACGGTGACCCATGGGGCCACGCTGCTCGACAAGCTTAACAGCCTCAACAACGAGGCCGTCCATGCGCTTGAGTCGGGCAAAATCTTGCAGCAGACCACCGGCAACGGGCGGTCGGTCACGTTTCAGGTCAACGGTTCCGAAGGCGTAACTCCCACAGACATGGCCGAGGCCTTTAGCCGTTTGCTTGACCTCTACGACGACGCGGTGACAGCCGGAAATGCGACTGATGCCAATCGCTTTGGCTACATGATGGGACGATTGAAACCCGTTCGTGCCTTCCGCAACGATTTCTCTAATCTGATGCGATGAAATTATTTGAACGCCTAGCCGCTGCGACTCGGTTCGTGGTTTCACCAAAAGCCCGGTACGAGGGAGCCCGCCAAACAACCCAGCGATCCACGCTGCACGGATCGGTTCAGTCGGCTTCGTTCGACATTGACCCCTACAGCCGTTACGAGTTGGTGCGTCGGTCCCGGTACTTTGAGCGCAACAATGCGTTTGTGAACCGCATCGCTGACCTTTTTGAGCAGTACACTGTAGGCCAGGGACTCGCGTTTTTCCCTTCATCGTCTGACACCGCGTGGAATGCGACCGCGCTTAATTACTGGCGCGACTGGCAACGGTTTGCCGATCTATCCTCCCGCCTGTCGTTTGGAAGCCTTCAGGGCATCATTGCCCGGGCGCTTTTCGTCGACGGTGAAATTTTCATCATCCTCACCCGAGGTGAATCTGGAAACCCTCGGATTCAGTTGGTCGAATCCCACCGGGTGAAGAGCCCGCCCGCTTTGCAGGGTCGGACAATCATTGACGGCGTCGAGGTGGACGAACGAGGCCGGCCGGTGGCTTACCACATCACCAACGACGACGGCAAACGGCAGGACATTTTCCAGCGAGTCGAAGCCGAGTTCGTTGTCCATGTTTTCGAGCCGGGACGCCCGGGTCAGTATCGCGGACTCCCGGCGCTTTACCCGGTCATGAACGACCTTCACGATCTAGACGACCTCCAGATCTTTGAGATGCAAGCCGCCAAGGCTGCTTCCAAGGTCCAAAACGTCATTAAGACCAAAGAAGGCGAGGTCACCGACGACGACATCATCCGCGGAACAATCCTCGGATCCGACGGGGTCGAGCGGGCCGATTACTACAAGGACGTCTTCGGCGGGGAGGTTGCTGTTCTCAAACACGGTGACGAGTTCAACCAGTTTCAGGTCGAGCGCCCGAGCGCGGCAACCTCGGGATATTGGGACTACCTCACCGCTAAGGTCTGCGCTGGCATTGGCATCCCAAAAGAGATTGTGCTGCCTACCTCGATGCAGGGCACCTCGATGCGGTCGGTTCTCGACATTGCCAACGCCTTTTTTCGGTCCCGGTCTTTTGTGATCGCGGATCACCTCCGCCGCGTCTACGAGTACGTCATCGAAACCGGGATCAAAACGGACTCGTCAATGCGTCCGGCACCGGCTGATTTCTATCGGTCAACCTTTCGGTCTCCGCGGTCCATCAATGTGGACGTGGGCCGCAATTCATCTGCCGCGGTCAACGAGTTCAAATGCGGCATGAGAACGCTCCAGAGCATCTATGCCGAGACCGGTGAGGACTGGCGCGAGCAACTGCGGCAAAAGGCGGCTGAAATTGCTTATGCCCAAGAGCTTGCTCAGGAGTTCAACGTGGACCGGGCCGAGATTATGACTCTTGACCCCAACGAGCTTTCGAGCAACAACGCCGCCGCAACAAACGCGTGAAAAACTGGTACGAGATCAAAGCGCAGGCCCAATCGGATCAACCGATTGAGGTTCTGATTTACGACGAGATCGGCGGCTGGGGCATCACGGCTGCTCAATTTGTGCGCGACGTCAAAGCCCTCGGCAATGGTCCGATCAATGTCCGCATCAACTCGCCCGGCGGGTCGGTGTTCGACGGTCTGGCAATTTACCACTATCTGTCGTCTCGGCCTGACGTGACCGTCACCGTGGACGGCATTGCTGCCTCAATCGCTTCAATCATCGCCATGGCTGGCGCCAAACGCGTCATGCCGGCGTCGGCTTACCTCATGATCCACAACCCGTGGACTGGGGCCATCGGTGACGCCAATGACCTCCGCGAACAAGCCGATCTCCTCGACAAGTTGGGCGAGACCCTCGCCGGGATCTACTCGAAGGTGACCAAGAAGGGCAAAGAAGCTATCCGCGCCATGATGGACGCGGAAACTTGGATCGACGGCACCATGGCTCTGTCTGATGGATTCATGACCGACCTGACCGATGCCAAACCCATTTATGCCTCGGTCCGTGCCGACCGATTCGCTTGCACTCCGACCGCCTTGGTTCAGGCCGCAGCGCCGTCTGAACTCATGGTTGATGACTGTGTCAGTTGGAACGATTCAACCGGCACAGCTTACGGGGAAATTCTCGAAATCAAACGCGAGGGCACTCTTGAATTGCCAGACGCTGGAATCCTAGTCGTGGCTTCTGCAGCCGATCCAGCCGCATTGATTCAGCGTTACCAACCGATCCCGGGTACCGACGCTTTTGTCGAAGGCGAGATCCTTGTTGGGTTGAACTTTTCCCAACTGACCAAGGTGGAAGACCTCAAGGTTGTTGAGACTGAGGACAAGACTTCCGTGGTTGGTAACATTCAAGCGGTTTCCAAGACCGCGCCTCAAGCCGCTCGCAACGCATTTGACAAAGGTGTCAAACAGGTTGAAGACGGCAAAGGTGGGGACGGACTTGAACCGGCAACCGTAAAGGAAGCCCGCAGCCTAAAGGCTGGCGAGGCACCGACCGAAGCGAAGATCCGCAAAGCCTATCGTTGGTGGGCTCGCAATGAGCGGTTCCTTGAAGCCGAAGTGGACAGCCCGGCTGACGTTGCTGGCAATCTTTGGGGCGGTGCTGCTGGCCGTGACTGGTTCCGCGCTCTGTACGCGCAACTTGAAGCAGAGACGGCGTCAAACAAAACAACCGAGACTGACCAAAACAACACCGAAACCATGCAAAAACTGCTCCAGAGTCTGACCGCCGCCGGTTTGATTTCCTCCGTTGACCTCGCCGAAGACGCCGCGGTCGCTGAGTTTGAGACCAACTTCGCCAATTTTGCCAAGGCCAAGGCCGACGCTCAGGCCTCGTTGGACGAGATCGCCAATGCCAAGATTGTTGCCACCGTTGAGGCTGCAATCGCTGACGGGCGCATCATGGCGAGCGGCAAGGACGCCTGGGTTGCCCAGATTAAGTCCGACGCCAAGGCCTCCGATTTACTGGCTGTCATCCAAACGATGAAGCCCGGATCCGACCCAGTCGGCGCTCCGGTTTCCTCGGGCGAAAAAGCCTCCGATCTTCGCGCTGAATTTGCACGGA